TAGTAACATTTACATAGTTTACAGCTGAAGATGTTGTGCTGAAAAATAATTGTTCGTTTCCATTTTCATCTCTAATACCGTGAGAGGTATCAAAGTCTATCATGAAAGAATTAGTATCTAAATTACCACCTAATTGTGGTGATGTATCATCAACAACATCAGCAGCCAAAGCAACTGTAGATATGTTTGGATTTGTTCCATCATCTGCTTTTGCATAAGCAATAACAGTTTTTCCGTTTGCTATTGCAGCGCTAGTCCCTGAACCTGTTGCATATTTAAATGTTACAGTTTGAGAACCAGATGTTGCATTTTTTAAAATGTAAAAATTTTGAACATCAAGAGGTATAGTTACGTTTCTGCCTGATGTTAATGATCCTGTAAATTCTATAATTCTGTGTGAAAGAGTTGCACCTGTAGATCCGTCGGATACTGATAATGTTGTATCTCCAGAATCAGATACTGCTTGTGTAGTATAGCCACCAGATATCTGTTCTACGATCTGTAAATTTGTATTTGTTTTTGTTCCCCATGTTCCGGCATTTTCTCCAGTTGCCTGTAGTTCAATACCTAGGGGTGTATAACTTGATGCCATATTAAGCCGCTTCTCCTGTTATGTCGTTATAGCTTGTATTTGAGCCAGTTGCAACATCTGAATACGAAGTATTAGAACCCGTTGAAATATCACTATACGACGTGTTACTGCCTGTGTCAATATTTGCTAAAGCAGTAACATTTACTGCTCCTACACTAACTGTAGCCGATTGTCCAGTTAATCCCATAACCTGATCTTTTGGATCTACAGTCCCTACGGAAGCTGTAGCAGAAACACCAGTTAATCCCATAACATCAGCTATTGTTAAACTACCTACTGAACCTGTTGAAGCTTGCCCTGTTAAGGTTACAACTGAAGAACCTAATCCTATTAACGAACCTAGAGTAGACTCTATATTTAATCCTGATAATAAAGCTGCATCGTTTGGTACAACCACAGAACCTATTCCTGATGTTATTGCAAATCCGGTTAAATCAGCTTCGTGTGAAGTTACACCTTGAGCTGTTCCTTGTGTTGAAGTTATTGCTTGTCCTGTCGGTGATACATCTTCATTTGGTGCAACAGCTGTTCCTTGACCAACAGTAGACTCTTGTCCTGTTAGACCCATAACTTGGTCTGCAGGATCCACTACGCCTGTTGCTGACGTTGATGATAATCCAGATACAGCAAAAGATACGTCGGTAACAATAGTTATTGAATTTACAGATGATTGAAAAGATACACCACCTACCTCTACTGTTTTTGGTATTACAGGTGAAATAGAACCAGTTGATGATGTAGAAGAAACTCCTGTAGGTTCTACTAAAGCATTTGCTAAAACTCCAACTGCACCAACATTAGAAGTTGCAGCTATACCTGTTAATGAAACTGTTT